AAAGAAATTGAAACCTGGCGATAAAGTTCCTGATGTATTTGGAAAAATATCTGCGACAGATAAATTAAAAATTGTTATTGGTAACAAAGCAATGGGTGGACCAATTGATTACATGTATATTGGTCCTATGGATGTTATTGGGCCATACGATGAAAAAAAGAATATTTTAAAATTGAACGGTGGGTTAACAATGGCTGATGAGTATGCTAAAACCCATGAGTTATATTTTCGATTGAGAGCAAGACGAGAAGACCAGAGATTTGATCCTGATGCTAAAGATCCTGACGGCACTCCAAAAATATATGGTAAATCACCATCAAGAGGTGATAGTGCTGGTCGTATAGTTGTAACTGATAAAGTTCCATCCACCGGCGTAATAGTAAAACTATGAAATTCACAGAATTTTTAACCGAAGCAACAAAAGAAGGTAAAAATGTTCATTTGGAACATTTGGAAGATGAAGTATTGAACAATGGTGTGATTGGTGCTAAAGCAGCAATTAACTTTCTGCGTTCTCTGAGGGATATGTTAGCTGGTAGTGCTGATAGCAAAGTTAATGTTACTACAAAATGGGATGGTGCGCCCGCTGTGTTCTGTGGTACCAATCCAGAGAATGGTAAATTCTTCGTTGCAACAAAGGGTATCTTTAATAAGGATGCCAAGCTAAATTATACCGATGATGATATTGATAATAATCATCCTGGTTCTGGACTCAATGTCAAATTGAAGATTGCTCTTAAGTATCTCAAGACATTACACATCGATGGTATTCTTCAAGGTGATATGATGTTTACCCAAGAAGATGTAAAGAAGCAAGCAATCAATGGTGAGAAGTATGTTACATTTCAACCAAACACACTTGTCTATGCTGTGCCTGAAGATTCTAAATTAGCTAAATCTATACTTGCATCAAAGATGGGTATAGTATTTCATACTTCATATTCTGGTGATACAATTGCTGGTCTAAAAGCATCATTCAATATTGATATTAGTTATCTAAAGCCATCAAGAGAAGTTTGGTATAGGGATGCATACTTTATCGATGCTAGTGGCACTGCAACATTTACCAAAGAAGAGACTGCTAAGATAACAGATTACCTATCTGATGCTGGGAGAATCCTTAATCAGATTAATTCCTTAACTCTAAATCGAATTGCTGCTAGTAATATATACTTGCTTCAGATCAAAACGTTTAATAATACAAAAGTTCGTGCTGGTGAAGAGATTAAAAATACTTCGCAGCATACAAACGAATTGATCAAATGGGTAGAAGAGAGAATGAACAAAGAGGTTCTTGCGGCTAAAATGGAAAAGACTAAGACAAAGAAGATTGCCGAAAAAACTGAGGTTGTTTCATTCTATCGTAAAAATGCTGCTCAATTAAAATTGATATTTGACTTGCAAAATATATTAGTTGATGCTAAAATTATGATTGTTCGAAAGCTTAGAGAAATTAAACAAGTTGCTGGTACATTTGTTCAAACAGATGATGGATTTAAGATTTCAAATCCAGAGGGTTTTGTTGCTGTTGACAAACTTAAAGGTGGTGCTGTTAAGCTTATCGATAGATTAGAGTTTTCACATGATAACTTTACTGCAACAAAGAACTGGAGTAAGTAATGCTACCATTTAAAGACTATATAAAAAAGAAAACCTCTGTAGAAAAACCAAAGCAAGAATTTAAATCAAAAGCTGGTGCTGGAGAAGATGGTTCTTGTGAGTTGGTAAAAAATTATAAAAGAGATACGCCAGGACAGTAATATATAATATTGAAGGAGTTTGTTATGAAAAAAGATTTGATTATAGGATGCAGCACTAACTATACTTGGGACACTCTCAAGTATTGGATTAACTCAGCAAAAATGACTGGCTTTGCTGGAGACATTGTCCTTATATTAATGAATTGTGATAAAGACACTGCTTATAAAGTAGCACAAGCTGGTGTAAAGATTGTTGGATTCAATCAAGACAACCAAGGTAATTTAAACTATAGTTCAAAAATACCTGTTCATGTAGAACGATTTCTTCATATCTACAATTATCTTGATGAGCATGAATATAATTATGTGGTCACTACTGACGTTAAAGACGTTATCTTTCAGACAAATCCATTCAAATTTCTGGACTGGCAGTTAGGTGATCAACAGCAATTAATGTTTGCTTCAGAGAGCATGAAGTATTGTGACGAACCGTGGGGCAATCAGAATCTACTTGAAACCTATGGACCATATATTCATGAAAAGTTTAAGAATAATATCATATACAATGTAGGTGTATTAGCTGGTCGTCATGCAGCAATGAAAGCATTGATGATTAACATCTTCACTGCTGCAATCAATCGCCCTATTCCTATCTGTGATCAATCAACCTTCAATTTTATGATTTCACAGTTGCCATATACAGAAACAAGTCGGTATATGGAATCAGAAACTGGCTGGGCGTGTCAATTAGGCACTACTGCTGATCCAAGCAAACGTGATGAATTTAAACCATTTCTTTTAGAAGAAAGTCCTGAGTTTGTAGATGGTGTTGTTAGAACTAGCATGGGTAACAAATTTTGTATCGTTCATCAATATGATAGAGTCCCAGAGTGGCGTAAGGAGATAGAGGTAAAATATGGCTAGATTATTATATGTGGTGCACAGGTATGCACCTTATCCCGGTGGATCAGAAAACTATGTTCGTGATATGGCAGAAGAAACTCTAAGTCGTGGTCATGAAGTGGCAGTATTTACTGGTGAACATAAGGGTGATTGGAATGGTGTCAGAGTAAGTGATAATCCAAACATTCTTCTTGAGAAATGGGATTTGATCGTTGTTCATGGCGGTGATGTTGGTCTGCAAGATTTTGTGTTGAATAATGCTAACAAGATACCATCTCCGATTCTGTTTATGATTATTGTTCCATCAGAAAGCAATACATATCAGAGAGCAATTCAGAATGTCAAGTATCTTGGATGCTCAACGCAAGAAGATTGGCAATATGTAAGTAAGAAATTCTTACATCCTAAAGCAGTGACCGTTCGGCATGGTATCGATGAAAAGATATCAACTGGTCAGATGGGCTTTCGTGAGAAGTATGGCATCAAGACCAAGTATATGTTCCTCTCATGCGGTGGATATTGGCCAAATAAAGCAATGCAAGAGTTGGTTGAAGTTTTTGGTAAAGTTGATCGTAAAGACGTAACTTTAGTTTTGACTGGTTATGATAACAGACACAACATTAAACCAGAAGATACTGAGAATGTGAAAGCATTGATGCTTGATGATAGAGAAGATGTCCTATCAGCTATCCTTGAAGCTGATCTATATATTATGCACTCACATAAAGAAGGATTTGGATTGGTGCTACTGGAGTCTATGTTAAATGGCACTCCATGGGCTGCAAGAAACCTAGCTGGTGCTAGATTACTGAAAGACTTTGGATTCACTTATGAGACAGATGACGAGTTGCTACACTACATGCAAAAATTCAAAGGTGTCAAGAAGAAAGAGATTGAAGATGCACAAGAATATGTTGCATTAAATCATTTGATTAAAAATACTGTTGACGATATATTGAGGTTAGTATGAACTTTACTTTTGGAATAACAACTGACTATAAAAATATGGATCAGTTGAATGAAGTGTTCAAATCGATCCAAGATTTAAACATACCTAATTATGAGATACTCTGCATAGGTGGTGAAAAACATGAAGACACTGATACTGTAAAGTATATTTACTTTGACGAATCTCAGAAAGAGGGTTGGATCACAAGAAAGAAAAACATTCTTGCTCAATCAGCAAAGTATGAAAACGTGGTTCTGATGCATGATTATTATGTGTTTGACAAAGATTGGTATAAAAACTTTCTGGAGTTTGGCAACAATTGGGATGTTGCATCATGCCAGCAACTACTCATCAATGGTAAAAGACACTTTACTGATTGGGTCATCTGGGATTCACCTATCTATCCAAGATATTCTGCTCTGCCATATGATGAATGGACAATGACTAATTGCATGTATCAATCAGGTGGTTTCATGATTGTGAAGAAAGCATTAGTTGAAAAGCTGCCATTCAATGAAGACCTGGTGCATAATCAAGCAGAAGATGTTGAATGGTCACTTCGAATGAGAACACAGTGCAGATGGGTTTGCAATGGTGGTAGTATCGTCCGTCATAACAAGGCTCATCGTGATGCATAAACGAGTCACCAGGGTCATTGTGATACATAAACGAGTCACCAGAGGTCATTGTGATGCATAAACTAATCATTTTTGATCTTGATGGTGTATTGATTGATAGCCGTGAATTACACTATGAAGCACTGAATCTTGCATTAAGTCAATTTGGTCAAGAATTTGTGATTAGTCGTGAAGAGCACCTGAGTAAATATGATGGTTTGAATACTACTAAGAAACTCAAGATGCTGACTGCGGATAAAGGTCTTGATCCAAAGAACTATGATAAAGTTTGGAACAACAAGCAAGCAATGACATTTGAACTTATTAAACAATTTCCTAACAATCCATTTTTAATTGAAACATTTAGATTACTAAAAATGAGTGGTATCAAGATTGCTGTTGCAAGCAATTCTATTCGGGAGACAGTAAAGATTGCATTAATGAGTATTGGTGTTCTAGAGTTTGTTGATTACTATGTCAGCAATGAGGATGTGAAGAGAACAAAACCTTTTCCTGAGATGTATTGGAAGTGTATGACAGAATTGGATGCTTTGCCAAAGAACACTGTTATCATTGAAGATAGTCATATTGGTCGTGAGGGCGCTTTAAATTCTGGTGCACATCTGGTACCGGTAAAAGATAATACAGATTTAACAATCGAAAAGATTAACGAAGCAAAAGATATTCTTAATGGAGTTACAAGAAAAAAGATACCATGGAGAGATAGAAAGATGAATGTATTAATACCAATGGCAGGTGCAGGAAGCAGATTTGCTCAAGCAGGATATACTTTTCCAAAACCATTGATTGAAGTGAATGGCAAACCAATGATTCAAGTTGTTGTTGAAAATTTGAATGTTGATGCCCACTTTATCTATCTGGTTCAAAGAGACCATTATGAGAAGTATAATCTAAAACAATTATTGAACTTGATTACACCCGGATGTGATATCGTTCAAGTGGATGGTATCACTGAAGGTGCTGCTTGCACTACGCTACTAGCTAAAGAATACATAGATAATGATGAACCACTATTGATGGCCAATTCAGATCAGTTTGTTGAATGGAACTCAAACGAATGCTTATATGCTTTCACTGCTGATACTGTAGATGGTGGTATTGTTACGTTTGAAGCAACACACCCAAAATGGTCATTTGCTAAGTTAGGTGAAGATGGATTTGTATCTGAAGTTGCTGAGAAAAATCCAATCTCAAATATTGCTACTGTTGGCATTTACTATTGGAAGAAGGGTGCTGATTACGTGAAGTATGCTGAACAGATGATTAAAAAGAACGTCCGAACAAACAATGAATTCTATGTCTGTCCAGTGTTTAATGAAGCTGTTGGTGATGGCAAAAAGATTCGTGTTAAGAACATTGAAAAGATGTGGGGTCTTGGTACGCCTGAAGATTTGAATTACTTTTTAGAGAATTACAGGTGAACAAATCTTGTTTTCTTGCACCAATACATGCACCAAAATTTGA